CGCGGCTGCCGGAGGTATCGCTGTTGCGCCGGGGATTTCGGGCTCGGCATCAGGATCTGAGTAAGTTTCCCCTGAGCCTGCCGTAAAATAACTGTCAGAATACGAGCGGGCTTTGAAAGTCGCCTTGAAATCGTCGCAGACAAGAGATGTGATGCGGAAAAGAGAGGATGGAATACCGATGGTCGGCATGTCGATTGTGACAACCGAGTTGTCTTCGACGCTTGTGAAATCGCGGGTTGATCCTTCTATTTTCGTCTCGCCGTATTTCTCGACGTTCTTGTGATAATCGCGTATTACAGCCGCACTTGCATGGTCCCGGCTAAGCAGGAGCTGAACCGTTTTTTCGTTCCGGCCGATCTGCGCGATGCTGGCTGCATCTTCGGTATACGTGCTCCCGATCCATTTGTTTTTCGGCAAGTCATATCGATACTGAACCGTGATTTTATTTTTGCGCTCGCTCAGATCGCCCTTCCCAACGACGGCTATGTCTGCGTTCTCGACGGTATATGTTTTTACACTCGTTCCTATTTTATCAATCGAGAAATGCCATTTTCCCCCGATGAAGCGCAGCCTGCCACGGCACGCAAGCTCAATCTGATACGTCCAATATGCCGCTTGTTTTCGCTCACTCAGGACGCCATCGAGTCTCAGTCCTGCCGCGTCGCAATCGATTATTGCCTGGGCAAATGACGCCGCGTCGAGATCCCCGGAGTCTACGCCGAGACCCCAACCGCCAGCGCCGGTATTGGCCGTCGTCAGGAGATATTGCATCACCCGCGCAGGGTTTCGGCACTGGTCTTCCGTGAAGCTCCCGAGCTTCATCCCAACGACTTCGACCACGATCTCAGGCCAGCGGCCGTTGTCGTCGCGAGGGTCCGCGGCGAATTCGATGTATGCGTATCCCGGCAGCGTCGGGGCCGTAGGAGACCCGAGTGAAACAGTGAATCCGGTCGTGATAACCGCCGTGTCCTTCGTAACTTTGACATACCCCTGGAGCTCTCCGACGCTGATCGAATATCGGAAATTGGTTCGGTCTACGAGAATGGCCCTTACCGGGATCGGGTCCGCCGTCGTGCCGCCGAATGGGATTGGAATAGTTTGTAATACAGAATCGCCGGACGCGTCAGGCCAGTCGGTCAGACGGATAGCCTCATCGGGCAGAAACCGCTTCAGGACCGGCAAGCAATCCTCGCTCACGGTCATGCTTAGAACGCCTGTTTTCGGGTTCTGCATCCATGCGCGCACTCGAGCTGCCCATGTTTCCGAGGCACCCGTAACAGCCAGGAGGACCGAGGCGTTCCACAGATCGACCGGGTTCACAAGCGCCAGACACGGTATCAGCTGGTCGGAATTCCGCAGCTCCACAACGGTTTCTCGAATCTCGGTTCCCGCGTCGCTGTTTGCTCCCTTCCGCTTCCAAGTCGGCTCAGAGAGAAGCCGCCCGAGGTAGGTGTATCCGCCGCTCTCGGTCGTTTGGCCCGCGAAGCGGTAGGTGTTCCCTCCGGCGATGACTGTGACGAGCACGCTCACGGCTTTTCCTCCAGCTGCACGTGGAGTTGAGCATCAAGCAGGTTTTTGATGGGCTGGGGCCACGATGACGGGGGCTGAACCAGCCACGCCTCGCCAGCGTCCCCGAGATCGGCCGCAAATACTGCGTTGTCCCAATTTTTCGGAATTGCCCGCACGGCGGCGCGCGTGTTGTCCATGGCGATTGTGAGAATGTGTCGAGCCCGTCCGACGCGCTCCTGGTGGACTCCGCCGCCGGGATACTCGAATCGCCGCAACTGCTGATACAGCTCTGCGGTGAACTCGCTGACAGCGATATCCACCGGGTTCCCGAGGATCAAGTTACCGACAGCCGGCGTCGTCTCGGAATTATCCAGGGTCTGCGCTGCCGGAATCAGGAGCCGCACCCAGCGACGGTTTAAGGCGGTAAGAGCAAAATATCCCTTCCGGTTTCCGGCGTCGTCGAGAATCAGATCGAGAGCGATATCTACCGGGGGAGTGGTCCAGTTGTCAGTATCTGCGCCCTGTAAATGGGCATGCGGGAAATTGCACTGGTTCAAATACAATCCGGTCAGCGAGACCGCCGCGCCAAAATCCATCTTGATCCAGACATCGCCGGTGTAGGCATCGGAGTGCCAGCGCAGCATCGGCTCAATGTCGGCGACGTTCGCTACCGGGAAACCCGATTCCGCGCCGCTGCTGGTGAGATTCGACAAAATTTCGAAGCCAGTATCAGGAAGTATTTTCATCGTCGTCTTACAGCCTCAGAGCCGGGTTCGACGACCCGCCGAACCGCTCGATAACCTGCTGGATGACCGCCGCGCCCTCGGAATCGAGGCCGTCACGGATCTGTTTCAGCCTGTCCACGGTGTCAGGGCTGCCGGCGTTGAGGATCATGATTGTCTGGCCGCCCTTCTCGCGGATCTCGCCCAGGAATGTGAGCGCGTCAGAGATCTTGTCGTTTTTCAGAGCGTCCTGCTTGTCTTTGATGTCTTGCTTTTGCTGTATTTCCACATCCAACGCTTGTTGCTTGGCGGTGTAGTAAGCCGCTTCGGCCTGCTGGAATTCCTGGAAGGCCTGCGCTCTTGCTTCCATCGTCAGCGTCAGATCTTTGACTTTCGCTTCTGCGAGATCAGCCAATTTCTGAGCCGTTGCCATCTGCTCGTTAAACTGCTCGGCACGGGCTGTTAGATAGTTTTCCTTTTGCGCCGGGTCAATAGACATGGCATACATATCAAACGATTTTTTATATTGATCTTTGATGCCACCGATCATCGCCCGCTGATCAAGGTAAGTGCTAATATCAGCGCCATACAGACTGTTGCCGCCGATTGTCATAGCGGTTTTCGGATCTGGCACACGCGGATTTTTGTAGCGGCTCATTGCGTAATCGCCAAGCGTCGCCCCGTCGTCAAAAAATCCTGTTTCCGCTATAGAGTTCTTTGCAAAAGGGTTTGAAAGCGTATAGTCAAACCAATCACCGGCCCGGGCAATAGCTGTGCTTGCAAGCTGTGCTTTAATTTGTTCGATTTGCAACAATGCTTGTTTACCGCTATCGGATACTGTGCCGTTGGCATCCGTGGCGCGTTTGACCACTTTATCAAGGTCTTCAATCGTCATTGCCAGTGCTTTTGTAGGGCTTGTAATGGCGGCAAATGATTTTTCGTATTCACGCGCTGATGCTTCGGCGCTGGCTTGGGCAACCAGCTTGCCGTATTCCGCAAGGCTGGCTTGCGCTTGTGCAGCGTCAAGGGCGTAGGTCGTGGTTTTCTTCGATGTGATGCCGTTGCCGGATTTATCTGATGTATAGCCAGCACCATAAAATATCAAACTTTGTAATTTCTCAAACGTGGCATCAGATATGCCGCTTTGCCCTGCAACAATGCTGCGCTGGTCGGCTGCTTGCTTGACCTGCGTATTGATATCGGTTGCCTGCTGTACGACTTCCCCGCCGTGTATTACGCTGCTGCCAAACAATCCACCGGCGCCGAACAGCTTATTGGTAACAAGTCCAAGAGCTAAATTTGTGCCCAGCATCTGCGTCAGGTTGCCAGTTTGCAGCTTGCCATCACGCCAGATACTGCCGCCATTGGTCAGACCAGACAGTAACCCGCCGCTGCCGCCTGTGCTGCCTGTTGCGCCGTTGATCGCGGCCTTGGAGCTGGAAGACCCGCCGAAAACGGCGATGGTCATTGCATCGGATATATTTTGATAGACAATGCGCTTAAAACCCTTTTCCAAAGCAGAAAAGAAGTTGCCTTCTTCCAGCCCCGATACCATGGCGTCGTTGAATACGCGTGCGAGGGGCTTTTCCAATACGGCGCGCAAAGCGTCTTCTGTCTGTCCTTTGTCGCTGGGTTTTGACAAGGCATTCCAGAATGTTTTCGTGAAATTCTCAATTCCACCGAACATTGATTCGGCGCTTGATGTTTTGCTGTTCTGCCAGAGCCCGGTTGCCATGTCATACAGCGTGCCGGAATACCGTTCACCAAGAACATCGCCCTTGATCCAGCCTTGAGCAGCTGCCACCGTCCCTTGTGCCCCGCCTGATATCCAGGCGCCGGCTTTCTGAAGATTTCCGGAAAGCATGCCGGCGGCCTGGGCCAAGTTGATCAGCATTCCGCGAACCGGTTCAAGGCGAGACATTCCGAGCGCGTCGATGAAGGCCTCCGCCTGATGCGCCAGGTCGGCGAACGTCATGCCCATCTGTTCGAGGTCATCTGCGGATGCATATTTCTGCATTTCCTCGAAGGCGTCGCGCATGGCCTTGGAAAGCGCTTCGAACGTTTCCTTCTTCTCTTTCAGACTGTCGTTGTGCTTGTTGCTCGATTCGATGGCGGCGTTGTCAGCCTTGACCTGGTCTTTGACCGAATCAAGGTATTTCTGTCTGGTCTTGTCGAGTTCTTTTCGAGTTTCAATATGGGCGTCAATGTTTTTGAGCGTTTCACGCAGTTCGAGCTCTTTCTGCGATGACAGATATGAGCCGCTGGCCATATAGTCAGGATCGTCAGAGCGAATGTTGCCCATCTTGGCACGGTCATTGGCCCTGTCCTGGTTCGATGCAATTTCGTCATTCAAGAGGCGCTCGGTGTCTTGCCGGACTGCCTGGAGTTGCTGTCCTGACATCTCTGCGAATGCGTCGCGGGTATTGATGAAATCCGCCATCGTTCGAGTCAACTTGGCGACCAGCTCGATCACGGGCGTCAGCTCGAGGGCGAGATTCACGAGAGAGCCCTTGATTTGCCCGACAGCAACGTCGAAACGACGGAACTTGTCCGCTGCCGAGTCGTGGACGCCGCCCAGCCGTTCGATCTTCGCACCCTCGGTTTCGAGAACCGACCCAAGGATGGTGGCTTTCTTCTCAGCATCTCCCATCTTGGAAATGCTTTTGTCGATGGCCGAAGGAAGATCGATGCCCAGCGGCTTCAGGGCTTTTGGCGTTCCCCGGTTGATCGCGTCGACGAGCTGGTTGAATGTTTCGATCGTGGTTTGGTTCAGGCCCCTGGACTTCGAACGGGCGATCTCCATCAGCCTGGCCATCTCGTCTGCGTTCGCAACCACGCCAAGCGTGATGGTCTTGCTGGCAGCCTTCATCAACTCGCCATTTGATACCGTTTCACCCGTTACCTTGCGCATCTTGGCGATGATCTCGTCGCCAGAAAGGCCGACGCTTGCCGCAAGCTCCTTGAACCCCTGCTTGACCTCCTGTCTTCGTGCCGCCTCTTCTGCGGCAGACCATACGCCCTTGATCGAAAGGGCAACCCCGGCAAAAGCGGCGCCGGTTTTGAGGGCAGATACGGCAGCGTCAGAAAGCGCACCGGTGGTCGCCGGCAGGGAAGAGGCGAGGCCCTTTTGAGCGTCAGTTGTCTTCGTCGTTTCCGAGCCCAGGCCTTTCAGCGAGTCCGTCACGCGCTGAATGACGACGGCAGAATTGGCGTCAGTGGTTGAGATGGTGATCTGAATATCGCTCATTCCCACGTCTCCATTTCTGCTCGTAATGCCTGTTGCCCTGCTGGCGTGTTGAGGTCGAAGGTCTTCCACCCGCCCGATGTGCCGCTCGGTTTCCTCGGGCAAAACATCGCAGCAACTATTGCATCCACCAGGGGCGTTTCGACCAGGTCATCCAGGGCTGCCGAGTAGTCGCTTTGCTCCCACTCCCGAACCTGGTCCGGCTTGGCTCCCCACGCACGGGACACGCGCATGAGGAGCCGCCGCCGGTCCTTGGCTGTTACTTTCTTCCGGGGAGACTCGCCACGGTCGCCGCCGGCCGCAGTAAAGGGTTCTGCTCGAGGGTCGGGCCGTAGACCTTCCGCTGCAGCCAGGTTTCCGCGACGAGGTAGATCTGATCGACATCGAGCAGGTCTTCAATGTCGGCCTTGGTATACTTGAGCTCCGATTTCGGGTTCAGGGCGATGAAAGCCACGTCGAGAGACGACACGCGGGTCGTGACGAGATTTTCCTTGAGCGTCGTTTTCGACGCCGTTTTCTCTTCGCCCTTGGCCTTTGCTTCTTCATCAGCCGCCTTGTCGGCCGCTTCCTTTTCGGCCCGCCTGGTTTCGATCAGCTCGAGATACTGTTCATGCTGACTCACCGTACAGCGAAGCTCGACGCGATCGGCCCCGACCATGACGAAGATCCGGTTCAGGCCCTCGTCGATCAACCACGGTTTCTGGGTCTCTTTCTCTGCCATTGGGTTCGTCTCCTTATCAGGTTCTCTCTGGCGTTGATCAGGTGAAGCTGAAGACGAGGTTGTCGTCTCCGGAATCGGCGCGGCACTGGCCCGTCAGGTTCAACAGATTGATGCCCTCCTGGCGCTGAACGTCGACCTTGTTCGTCTTGCACTTCACCGCCGTAATGGTCACGATGTTCCCCGCGGTGGCGCCGATCGTCTCGGAGATCTGCTCCTTGGTTCCGCTGAGCATGTTGCCGATGAACGGCTTGGTCGCTTCGTTGACCGATTCGACCAGAGCCTGGAAGGTCGTGTCTCGCCCGCCGATGAACATGCCCAGAACGCCATCAACGGAATTGCAGTCGCGGCGCTCGCCGATCTTGTTTCCGCTGGAGAACGACAGCGACCGCACCACGGCATTCGCCCAGGCACCGAAGGTGATTCCGGCACTCTGGACGATCGGCGCCGTTGTCGACTCAAACGTTGGGGAAGCCGGCAAACTGGCGTCTTCCTGCGAAAGGAACTTCCCCTGCATCGAAAGCGTCACGAGACCCTGCTGGCCGGCATTGTTGACGTTGGAGACGTTGCCCATGCAGCCGACGACCTTGATCAAACGGCCGGTATCATAGATGTATGCCGTTCCGGTCTTGTGGTCGGTTTCGACACTGGAGCAGTTATAAACGCAGCTGGTCAGGGCCGTGATGGTTTCCTTGAAGGCGCAGCACTTAAAAAACGCCGCAAGCTGCGGAGCCGTGCCGGCGGTTCCGGACCCCTTCAGACTGCACTTGACCGTGAACGGAACCAGCTTCCGACCGAGGATGACTTCGGGGTCATCCAGATACCGATTGATTTCGATCTGCTGGAGCGTTTCCGGGTCGATGCCCCATTCGATCGAAGCGCAGTTGATCGCGTTCGCATCTTTCGTGGGGGTTGCATCGGATCCAGACGTGTCTTCGACTTTGAACAACAGGAGCTGATTGCGTTCGAGGGAATACGACATGTTGCTTTCCTCCGTTTCAGGGTCTGATTGAACAGATCACGGTTTCCGTCCATCGCGAAATGAAGAATGGGGGAGTGATTTCGTCACCTTCGTCGGTGTTGTTGCCTTGCGTCGTCGGGATGTTGATGCCGTTCAACGCTGTGACAATCACGCCATCCACGATGTTTGCGAACGCATCGAGCTTCGATAACGTTCCATATACTTTCGAATTCGTTTTCGTTCCGGTTGCCGGAGCAGTCGTATCGTGCAAGGCGCATCTGATTTTGATCGTGTGATATCTGGCGTCCTGATGTGGGGCTCGGATTCTCCCGCCGAGCAGGACGGCAATCATCGGGCACGAGACCTTGAATTCCGGCTGTTCGAGCGGATCGATGCCGATGAAAATCGATGGCGCTTTCGAATAGTTCGTCGTGCACCAGGTCGAAAGAGTCGTGCTGTTGGCCAGGGCCGCCTCAATAGCTGTCAGAATATCCGTGATCGTTTGTGCCATGGCTCAGCCCGCCAATACCGGGGCGACCTGCCCCTGACCGTAGGCCTTGAGCCGCTCAATGAGTTTTTCTTTGAACCATGCCGGAATTTGATCTCGAACGCGCTCAAACACGGGAATGACGAGAGGGCGCCCGGGGATCTTCATGATCGATCCGATACGCCGATAGAAGCCAAGGCCGGCGAGGAATCTCTGCATGTCCCGGGTGACGGCGATCTGAGAGCCCTCGGTGAGCTTGAGAGCGATATTCACGATCCCTTGCCCGATGGTGTTTTTGCCGCCGCTCGCCTTCTTCCCGAGCGTTCCCGCCATGAAGCCAAAGTCCATGAAACCCTTGTCTTTGGCGACGCGATAGGACGCGAGGCCTCCGAGTTGGCCCCACATCTTGCCGGAATTCGGGTTCGTGGCGCGGCGATAGCGCAGAAAGCCGGCTTCCTTAACCTTAACACCAGCGTTTTTCCAAGCGCTTCGGACGCTCCGGCTGACCGGTGAATAATTCGGATCCGGCCGGGCGGTGCGGAGAATTTGTGTCGGGTAGGACAGGCGTGACCAGCCGAGTGTGTTGCCCTGGATTGCCGACTTCGCCTCCTGCTTGAGCCGATAGCCGATCGATGCCAGCGCCGAATTGGTGGCGCGCCTGAGCTGTCCAGGAACCTGTGACAGCCTCTGCACCGTGAAATCCAGTCCTTCTATGCCGATTCTCAGCATTCGAGCCGCTCCTTGTTGGCAACGAGCAGAACCGCGGTTATGTCGTCCCGGGAAATCTCGTTGACGACGGTCCAGGTCCGAGTTCCAACGGCGATCGTGTCATGCTGCTTCGGATTCGCGATGTCAGACAGTTTCACGGTGGCTTTGGAGATCGCGGCCGGATTGACTCCGAATACGTTGTCCTGGGAGCCGGCGCCCTCCTCGAGGAGGATCGTGGTCGAAACTCCGGTGCCACCAACTGGCGTGTAGGTAGCGGCCTTGCCGAATTCCTCGGGGTTGAAGAATACGTCCAGGTCGGCTGCCATTTGTTCCTTGAAGGTGGTCATCGTTGCGGTTCATGTCGGCTGCTCATCAGACCCGGCGCGCCACCGCCGGATGACACCCCAGAGGACAGGGGTGTTTCGCAATCAGCGATACCGCACGTAGACCGTGCCGGTGGAGCCGGCGCCGTTGGTGCGGAAATACACGGTCGGATTCGGCGTGACGAACTTATCGAGAACCAGGGGCTGGATGTTCGTGCCGCTCGCCCAGTTCAGCTCATAGGAATTGGTGCTGACGGTGGCGTCTCCGTAGTTGAACTTCACGTCGCTGTAGAGCCACGCTTCATGACAGCCGCTGGGAACCGCCGGAAGAATCGTGGCCGTGGCGCTCGAAATCGAAATCGAAGTCGCGCCCTGGAAGCCGGTGTTGCTGCCGAGCGTCCCCTGATAGGTGGAGCTGGCCTGAATGGCCGTGCTCAGAATGGCAACGATTCCGACAAGAAAGGCAAAGGTGGCGATTTTCTTGAACATGGTTTTCTCCTTGCGTTCAGCGATCAGGCGGGGGCCGAAGCCCCCGCGATGACGGCGTTATACGGGTCAGACCGAGATGTTGCTCAGGAGCTGGCCGGCCCCCATGAAGACGGTCACTTCGTCCATGTTGTGGCGCACGCGCACGATGTCGGAGCGCTTCGACTCGTCCCGATAGGTCTCGGTCGTGATGATGTCGGGGGAATCGGGCAGCCACAGGAACGAGCGGCCGACGCAGGGCTCGGAGAGATCGC